CGGTGCTCAAGACAACCCGGGCGATTCGATCGACTACACCTTGCCAATCATGACAAGCACAACCTCAACCGGATACGCCGAAGATTCATTACACGACTTTCTTGGCATTCCACCAGGCATTCCAGACGTCGATCATCTTTCACTCTTCCATCGAGCATACGCAGCTTGTTACAACCAATGGTTTCGAGACGAAAACCTACAAGATTCAGTAGTGGCTGATACTGGTGCCGGACCTGACGACCCTGACGATTACACACTATTAAAACGCGGAAAACGCCACGATTACTTTACATCTGCATTACCGTGGCCCCAAAAACAAAATACCGCTGTTACATTGCCTCTCGGAACCTCGGCAACTATCCACGTAAATGAGCCAAGTGGCGACCACATGTCAATATACTCTGATGTTGAAGATGAGTTAAGACTACTTGATACAAGCACAAGCAATTTAAAAGTCGGTGCATCGGCAGCCACTGCAACCGCAATGTATGCAGACCTATCAACAGCAACAGCCGCCACAATTAACGCCATGCGCCTCGCCGTCACTACTCAGCAATTCCTAGAGCGCGATGCCAGGGGCGGGACCCGTATAAACGAAATCGTCCTCTCTCATTTCGGTGTACGTTCTCTCGATTCACGCGTGCAAATTCCTGAATATCTGGGCGGCTCTACTCAACCTGTCGGTATCACTACTATCCCTCAAAACTCCCAAACCGACACAACACCTCAAGGTACTCTCGCTGCCATGGGTACCATCAACTCAAAATCCGGTTGGACTAAATCCTTTACTGAATGGATGGTGGTAATCGGGATCGGCAACATTCGCGCCGATCTCACCTACCAACAAGGACTCCACCGATTCTTTAACCTCTCAACCAGGTACGACCTCTTTTGGCCCGAATTTCAAAATATAGGCGAGCAAGCAGCTCTACAATCGGAAATCGAACTAACAGACCCCGCCGGCGGAACTAACGACGACGTATGGGGCTACACCGAACGATATGCTGAGTTTAAATATCAACCCTCACGCATATCATCTGTTTTTCGCTCTGGTCACTCTGCAACACTCGACCCTTGGCATCTCTCCGAGGAACTATCATCTCCCGCCCTCGACGACACTTTTATCGTGTCTAACACTCCTATGGCACGTGTCGAAGCTATACCCTCACAACCAGATTTCATTCTGGATTGCTACTTCGACCTCAACCATGTTCGCCCCATGCAAATGTATGGCGAGCCAGGCTTGGCACGCTTCTAATGGGCGATATATTCGGAATAGGGCAAATGGTAGGCGCCGGTGTCGGCGCCTGGACTCAAATGAAGACCAACTCCTCTAATCGCGCAATGGCAAGCAAACAAATGGACTTTCAGGAGGAAATGTCCAACACGGCCGTAACCCGACGTCAGGAGGACTTAAAAAACGCCGGCATTAACCCAATACTGGCGGCTAAATTCGACGCCAGTTCCCCTGCCGGCGCAATGGCCGTAATGCAAAACCCAACCCAAGCGGCGGCACTCGCCGCTAACACTGTTAAATCCGCGCAATTCGCTGACGAAGAAATGGAACTTATACGCGAACAGATTCATACCCAGTTCGAACTATGGCGAACTCAAACAAGTGAGTCCGATATACGACAAACGGTTATGCAATGGGCGGATACTCTTAAAAACCTCGATGCAGAGGAACAACAAACACGTATCCATACAATGAAAGCCATTCTCGCCGATGCTGAACGTACTGCTCATGTATCTTCGACACAATTCGGCTTAATGATGCGCTATCTAGGCGAATTCACGGGGGCGATCGGTAACGTCTTCTCTGGCTCAGCCAGTACTCGAATCGGAAACAACCCGTGATAACCCCTTTCCTTGTCAAACAAACAGCGATCAACCCTACTCTATGTAGGAATGACGCAATTCAATCAACTACAACTCAATAGGCGGAAAACATGACGACTATCAAAAACTCTCTATCACCATCACAGCGCGTGGTTTCGCCACAAGGCAGAAAACCCGCGCAACAACAATTCAAGCAGGATGCAGATCTAAACTCGATCATGCGTAAATTCCAAAAAACTGGCGCTATAGATCACGCCAATATTCACCAGGGCTCCTACGGTATGGCATCGCCATACGACTTACACCAGGCCATGAACCTGGTATCAAACGCGAATACCTTATTTGCTGACCTCCCGTCTACAGTTCGTAACAAGTTTCGTAATGATCCTTTGGCCTTCTTCGAATACGTTCAGAACCCAGACAATGCTACAGAGGCAGCAACACTTGGTATATCGCTATCTCTCGAGGCCGCCAAAGCGGCCATCGACTCCCAACAAACTACACCTCCCGCGAAGCAGGACGCGAGCCATGGTGAAGGAACCGGTAGGTTGGACAAGGATGTCCAACCACCGGTAACCCAAGAAAGCTAACTTTCTACAAACCTCGCTGATCGATCACTTGCCCCCCTTTTTAAGGGGGGCTTTTTTATGGGGGGTTAACGGCCTGAAAGGCCGACTGCACATTCCTCTCTTGATGTAAATGTGCGGACTGACACCAGTCAGTCCAAAAGGGACTTTAGTCCCACAAAAACGCGGGTCTAACCCGCAAACGAGTTGGACTACCTAAACGCTCTAACATCTCATTTCCAATAGCCGCCCATTTACCGGCATTCTGCGCTTTAGACCAACTCTTAGCCTGCGCAGGGTATTTTTTAAAATCCCAACCGGCAGGCATAGAAAGATTACCATCACTTAAATAACGCTCAGTCTCTCGGCCACCAACAACTTGTACAATAATCCACATTACAAATTCTCCTCCTGGCATATATCAACCAGGTCAATCTGTTTACTATCAGGATCAAAACTGGTCTTCTGACCAGTCTCCCAAGTAATCAAACTAATAACATGATCTGAAAGAGCCCGCTGTATCTCACAGCGCAAACTAGACCACACCACACCACTAATCGGCTCAAACTCAATATACAAACTGTTAACTTTCTTCATTATCACTTCCCTCTGTTATGGAAAATGAACTATAATCAAAAAAATCAATCAATCCCAATCAAAAGATTCTATACCCCCATCAATACGCCTTATTTCTATTTTAAGTATTTCTCTGCTAATATCCTCCTGCACATACTCATTTAACATAAAGGTACACGACATATGCGTAAACGCTCATTTAAAGGAAAACCCGGCCGTTCCTTCGGAAACTCCGCCATGCGGACCCACAAATTTAACCTTCCTTCACTCAATCCTATGCGCGGGGGATTCAGGCTATAGATGCCGTGCTACAACCCGTTGAACGCCTATCGCCACGATCTCGGGCCGAGCAAGAAGATCGTATTTTTAAAATCTGGCGCAACAATACCGACGAATGCGGAACCCTTATGTTTACCCTGCGGCAGGTGCATCGGCTGTCGGATCGACAAGTCGAGAATGTGGGCCACTCGCTGTATGCACGAGGCAAAAATGCACTCGGAAAACCAGTTTATTACATTGACCTATTCCGACTCCCACCTCCCATACGACAATTCGCTAAACAAAAAGCACTTCCAAGATTTCATGAAGCGCTACCGCAAACACACCTGGCGTCATGACTCAGGACAAAAAATCAGATACTTCCAGTGTGGGGAATACGGCTCCGAGGACCACACTAAAAGACCACATTACCATGCGCTTATTTTCGGCCATCGTTTTCGAGACGAAAAACTGTACAAAGTGCATAATGACAATAATCTTTATACTTCTGACATACTTACTGATCTATGGGGCATGGGGCACGCCATCACAGGCGACCTCACATGGGAATCAGCTGCCTACTGCGCCCGTTACTCCCTCAAAAAACTTAACGGAGCCAAGCTCTATGAAGAGGACCCCGCTACCGGCCTTCTGCCTTACGAACGGCTACACCGAGATACTGGCAACATCGTCGAAGTCCAACCTGAATACGCGACACAATCTAGACGACCAGGCATCGGTAAAAACTTCCTTGCCGAATACCAGACCGATATATATCCATTTGACGAAGTCATAATCAATGGTCATCCAACTAAACCACCACGCTACTATGATGAAATCTATGCTCGTACTAATCCGGAAAGCATGGAAACTATTAAAAATAACCGAGTTCACAATGGTGAAAAACGCGCAGCGGATAATACTAGAGCCAGACTCCGCGAACGTGAAAAAGTAAAACTGGCTCAAACTCAACTACTAAAACGAGGTATACAATATGAAACTTAACATCTACTCAATTTACGACAGCAAAGCCGACCAATACAATCTGCCTATGTTCATGGCACGTGACGGCCAAGCTATCCGAGCATTCGACGATCTCTGTAACGATGAAAAATCAGACGTCCATAAGCACGCTGAAGACTATACCTTATTCAACCTTGGCGAATTCGATGACGAAATCGGATTAGTCACACCTCTTAACACTCCCAAATCACTGGGTAAAGCACTGGAGTTCATAAAATAATGCAATCAGTCATGCAACACTCATTCGCGCAGATCCCGTCTGCAAACGTAGGCCGCTCCTCCTTTAACAGGTCGAGCGGCCATAAAACTGCCATCGACGCCGACTACCTATACCCGCTTTACATCGACCTGGCTATGCCAGGCGATACCATGAAAATGCGGGCAAACTACTTCGCGCGTATGGCAACTCCAATCTACCCAGTAATGGATAATTTATATTTCGACGACTTCTGGTTCGCAGTACCCATCAGGATTCTGTTCGATAACTTCGAAAAACTCCTCGGTGCTCAAGACAACCCGGGCGATTCGATCGACTACACCTTGCCAATCATGACAAGCACAACCTCAACCGGATACGCCGAAGATTCATTACACGACTTTCTTGGCATTCCACCAGGCATT